CCATTCGGCCAGATCATTTGGGGGTATTGGGATTTCAATAATACCCTCTATTGAAGGAATGCCCCCAACAAAAATGCCAAGATATTTTCCGTCACGGTCTGCATAGGCTTTTGCGTCTTGTCTTATCATGTTCTGACCCCCAAAACGAGACAGCTAACGGTATTTGTTGTGTTGCTTCCGGTCCTAATAAGCTGAAGTCTAAGCCCATTTGTCCCAGCGGGCAGATCAAACTTCTTATGTATTGTTCCGGAGGATGATGATCCAGACGTAATCTGAGTGTAACCGCTGAAACTAGCACCATTGTCTACGCTAGTTGCATATTCAAACCTTGCCGCACCAGTAAAATCGAATGAGCCAGCCACAGTAAAATGAGATATTCCAGAGAAACCAAGGTATGTAGTAGAGGTTGATCCAGTTGTAACTGATTTAGCGAAGACATCGTTAAGTTGCTCTATTGTTTCTGTAGGCGGGACAAGCGCATCAATAGCCGCCTTTACCTTCTCTGGGCTAACGATAGCTTCAGTCGTGCTGGTTCCAGTTTCCCAATCAGACTGAGGAAGCGTCGTAAGATTGGCGACCTCAAATTTATTAGTGGACTGATTGAGTGTGCCGATATTGATCCAAGTGTCGTCAGCCTCATTCCTCATCTTCAGAATATTATTGGTGGTATCATACCACAACATATTAGCGTAGGTGTCTGATGGTGCGCTAGGGCCACTATTATTAGAGACGGCAGCTAGGAGGGCATTATTCAAGTCAGACCTAAAGTTTGGGGCTGTCTGATTGTCGATTACATAATCGTGTTGAGCCATTAGTTATACTCCACTATAGCATCAAGTTGTGAAAGGCTAGGGGTCACACCTTCAGAGGAACTGGTGAGTTCAACCTTAAATCTAGCTGCCCTAGCGAAATAGTCTCCCGCCCTAAATTTCTTGTAGTCCGTCCAAGTAGGGGATCCAGCGGGGTCGTCATCTGTCGTTGAGATATAGGTAACGACATTGGTATCCGCGAATTGTGCAGCCCCGGTGAAATCATCGAAGTTACCCGGCAAATTGTCGAAGAGTCCCGGCAAGTCGTCCCAAAGACCAGCAGAGTTGTCCTGTCTAGCGGTTGCCACATCAATACGAGACCTGAACCTACGGGTAGAGCCTGTATCAATGTAGTTGCTAAACTCATATGTAGCGAGGAAAGGTGCCGTTCCTGTTACATCAGTGATAATCAGATCTCCACTACTAACTGAACATCCAGTCTTAGTTCCACTAAAAGTTGGGTCTTCCGTCTGTGTAGATGTATTAGAGAAAGACTCTAGTGCAGCGGCAGGGATGACGATAGAAGTGTAATTACCCGAAGCATTCCCTGTCTTATCAAAAGCCCTAATCATATACGTCCCCGGTTTAGCAGGAACAGTAAAAGAGTTGCCGGGTCTTGGTGCTTTATCTACTACAGTGACAGCATTAGCCCAAGTCGCACTAGTCTCTTCCACAGCGTGTCGGATACGGTAGAAAGAAAGATCGAGGTCGGGGACAGGTTCCCACTCAAGGTGGACAGAAGCCCCATTGATCTCTGCTGTAAAACCCCCAACGTCTGCTGGAGGAAAGGCCAAGCCAGCCACGACAAAACCTGTCAAAGATACGAAATCACTTTTGACCCCAAGGAAGGAATAGCTCCTAGCCCGGACATCATAAGTAACTCCCTCTGTGTCGAGGATTTCGTAAACGCCCAAGTCCCCAACACCAGCAACTCTCCAATTAGTCTCACTAGACTTCTTGAATTGGACCTCTACCCTCTCCACATTGAAAGGTTCAGAGGATGTGACACTGGCAAAAATGACATTAGTAAGGTGTTCGTTTATGATCCTAACTTCGCTGCTTAGATTAAGACCAACAGGAACAGGTCGGAAGGGGTCGGGCAGCGTAGTATTATTCTGTTCAAAGACAGCCCCACTAGCACCAGTGAAAACCCCCTCACTGATTTCTCTGAGGGTCATATTAATCTGGATGTCTAGTCCATCTCCGGTTAGCCCGAAAGTCCATTCTACAACCTCGAAGGGCTTCTCGTCCCAACCGAACCTTTCGTTGGTGATATTAACGAAGTCACCCACTTGAACTTGGAAGGCCCTCATACCGAATGCAGCAGAAAAGGTAATCTGTTCCCTGTTACGGTTAAGGGCAATACGAGCGACCCTTTGTGCAGTCAGACTAGAGGAAGTAAACGGGAGAGGGAAATCGAGAACATTAGGGAGATTGTTATCAGCAGTTAAGAAAGCTGAGTCTGTTACTTCGGGGTAGTCGGTGATTTGCCAGTCGGTCTCATCCCCAGCAAAAGTCCCCTTGACAGAATTAAAGTTGTCACGACGAGAATGACGTGTTGAGAGCGAGATACCAGACCTCAGATCATTTTCATCAAACGACACGGTAGGGGCAGACCAAGCAGCAGCTTTCATACGCCACTTACCTTGACCATACCACAACAGGCCTCCCATAGAGGAAAGGAGATCAGTCCCGATCTGCGCAGGTTCTAGGCTTGTTAGGAAGGCACCATTACAAGTATAGCGATCTTCACTCTCCACTGTCTGTTCACAGATATTAGCTGCGTTGGTAACAAGACTGTCGTCAATCCTAGCGCTAGGTTGACCTAGCCCATAATCACTTGTGAGGTAATCCCGCAAGCATAGGGCAGGGTTATCGCTCCAAGACGTAGTTTCTGTCCGGGGGTCGTATACTTTCTTTCCTCTGACCTTAACAGACAAGGCTGGAACACCATTGGGAAAAGCGTCTTGGTCAAACTTAAATCTGACATAGACATAGGCAATGCCCCGCAGTCTGTGGTCAGAGGTCCACCTACCGTCAGTAAGATCAGAGGTCTCAGAGATTAGATCGGAATCAGCAGTCTGTGCATCAGTCCCGAGATAGGTCTTAATCCTGACAAAGCCATCATACCTAGAAGGAGAGGTAACATTACCTGAGCCATCAATTGTGACGACCTCATCGTTAAGGTATACCTCTTGATAGCTGTCGATCTCATGCCCAGCAAAAGCTAGGATACGATGCAAGAACTCATTATTACCCCCAGTAGAGGAATCATAGATACGGGCACCACCGACACGGGCTTCACCATAGATGATCTGATGATCTAGTGCTGCACCTGAACTTCCGCTTAGGCTGTAGCCCTGAGAGCCGGAGAGGTCAGGAGCTTTAGGCTTAGGTGTAAGGGCGTTAAGGGCTGCACCCATAGCTGTAGTGACAAGGAAGTGACCAAAAAGGCCCATTCCAAGGAAACCCCCTACAGTGGCTGTAAGGCCTAATGCAGCGGCCCCAGTAGAGATAGCACCCATAATTGCCGATACTGCCATTACAACACCTTAGAGTAAATGTTTTCGATATGCTTGTAGCCCAGCCAGTTCAGCAAGACATCAAAGGGTTTGTGTCGTTTGGTATTGACTATAACGACTGAGACACCATCTTCCTTAAGACACTTCTCAGCAAACTTCATCAGCTTAGCCCCTGTGAACCCTTTGCGGTATTCTTTAGTCAGGAACAAGATGTCATTATAAGCGAAGAGGTGGTCTTTATAATGGAGATGTTCTTTGACAAATACGACAAAATAACCTATCAGTTGCCCATCTAGTCTGGCCGTGAAGATCTTGAGAACGCCAGCATCTTCTAAGTCAGCGTAAGCATCCCAATCGGGGTTGAGTTTAATAGTGTCTTTGTTTAGGGCTATCTCTTCCCAGTGCTTTTCCAACAGAGGTCGGGCATCCTCTTTGGTCGTAACCAAGGATTCTTGTTGGTAGGTTATCATTAGTCAACTCTTCCTTTAGACTATGCAGCAGTTCTTCCCCACAGAATGTCTTTATCTTGAAGACCAGCAACAAACTCTAGCCCCCTATCATTGGGGAAACGGGACTTCTGATCTTCATTAGTGAAACGTCTTACTACTGGCCTCTCCAGTCTAATCAGGACATTCTCAGCGGTGACAGAGATAATAGCACTCTCGACGTCTTCTTGAATGTTCATCTGG